AATGATGACACTATATGCAATTTGTGCAATGTCAATAAAAAAGATGTTGCAAAAATATTAAAAAAAATTAAAGGAATTGCCAATGAAAAATAATATTCCAAAAAAGATTTGTGCAATAGATGCAAGCACTAACAGTCTAGCATATTCTTTATTTGAATCAGATCAACTAAAACAATACGGCAAAATTTTTTTTGAAGGCAAAGATATTTATGAAAAGGTTGGGGATGCAGCAAGAAAAACTCTTGCATATTTTGATGCAGTAATAGATGCGGAAGCAATAGTGATTGAGCATACTGTATTTATGAATAGTCCAAAAACCGCAGCAGACCTAGCACTTGTTCAAGGTGCCTTACTTGGTGCTGCTGCCATGTACGGAATTAATACTGTTGGAAAGGTATCTCCAATTACATGGCAAAATTATATAGGTAACAAAAAAATATCAAAGGATGAACAGTTATCTATTAGATCAAAAAATCCTGGAAAGTCTATATCTTGGTATAAAGCATTTGAAAGAAATTTAAGAAAAGAAAGAACAATTAAGTTTATTAATACTATTTATGATAAGAATATAGCAGATAACGATGTAGCAGATGCCTGTGGTATAGGTCATTGGGCAATCAATAATTGGGATAAGGCTATTGGAGTTGACAAATAATATCATGGCTGCTAAACTATATACTAGTGAGACTTGGCTTCGCAAAAGATACCTTATGGACAAAAAGTCTCCACAGGAAATTGCAAAGGAGTGTGGTGCTAGTGTTGAGACCATATATGTTTACCTTGCAAAATTTGGATTAAGGAAGTCAAAGAGATGAGTAAAACAAAAAAAATACTAATTGCACTTGGTGTTATTGGTGCCGCTGGTCTAACATATGTAATTACAACATTAAAAGGTTTGCCAGAAGCATTTGATTGGGAGGATGAAGAAGATGAAACTTAAACCAGTATACGAAGACGTTAAAGAGTTTAGTTGTCAGGATTTATATTTAAAGTCTATTGGCGCACCGTCTGGACCTAATATTTGGGCAACCTCTCATTCTATAGCACAAATGCTTATTGAAAAAAATATTGCATATGGTGATTCTGCTTTAGATCCAGTCAGAATTTTTAGTAAGTCAGACCCAGCAGAACAACTTAGAGTTAGAATTGATGACAAGTTAAGTAGATTAATGAAAGGTACAGAATACGTTGGAGACAATGATATTGATGACCTTATTGGATATTTAATCCTACTTAAGATTGCGAAGGAAAAAAATGACAACTGAACAAGATGTAGTGGCTCATCTAGATCAGATGAATAATGTTGTTGGTGAATATTTAAAAGGAAATGATCCAACAAAAATTTCTAAAGATTTAGATATTCCAAGAACTCGTGTTGTTGCTTTTATCAATGAATGGAAAGTAATGGCATCAGCAAATGATGCAATACGTGCCCGTGCCAAAGATGCATTGGCTGGTATGGATGCACATTATAGTAAATTAATTAGTAGGGCTTATGAAGTTATTGATGAAGCAACATTAAATAACAATCTTGGTGCCAAAACACAGGGTATTAAGTTAGTTGTAGATATTGAAAAGGCTAGAATTGAAATGCTTCAAAAGGCTGGACTTTTAGAAAATAAAGAATTGGCTGAAGAAATGATTCAGATTGAAAAACGTCAAGAAGTATTAGTAGGAATCTTAAGAGATATTGCATCGTCTCATCCAGAGGTACGTGATTTAATTATGAAAAGATTATCTGATGTGTCCAAAGAAGGGGAAGTAATAACGATTGTCCACGATGTTCAATGATTTTTTTGAAGCATTACAGGATACTCACTTTGAAGAAATTCCTGTAGATGCTAAGACATTTGTAGAGTCTATAGACTACTTAGGGCAACCACCTTTGTCACAAATACAATATGACATTGTTGAGGCCATGAGTCAAATTTATAAAAAAGAAGATTTACTTGTGTTGCTTGGCTCAGTTGAAGGAGAAAAGTATTACGATAAATATACAAAAAATGAAATTATTCTGCAACTAGGAAAGGGTAGCGGAAAAGATTTTACATCTACAGTTGCTTGTTGCTATATTGTATACAAATTGCTATGTCTTAAAGATCCAGCAAGATATTTTGGCAAACCTACAGGCGATGCTATTGATATTATTAACGTTGCTATTAATGCTCAACAGGCCAAAAATGTTTTCTTTAAAGGTTTTAAAACTAAAATTGAAAAATCCCCATGGTTTGCAGGAAAGTTTAATGCAAAGGCAGACTCTATTGAATTTGATAAATCTATCACTGTTTACTCTGGTCACTCTGAACGTGAATCACATGAAGGTTTAAACCTTATGATGGCAGTGCTTGATGAGATTTCTGGCTTTGCTCAAGAAATTGGAACTGGAAATGATCAAGGAAAAACTGCAGACAATATATATAAAGCGTTTCGTGCATCTGTTGACTCTCGTTTTCCAGATTTAGGTAAAGTTGTTTTGCTTTCTTTTCCTCGTTATCAAGGCGACTTTATTTCTCAACGCTATGACGACGTTGTTATTGACAAAGAAGTATTAGCAAAAAAACATACATTTATAATTAATCCAACTTTAGATTCTGATAATCAAGATAATCAATTTACAATTGAGTGGGAAGAGGATTACATTAAGGCATATAAGTATCCTGGAGTATTTGCGTTAAAGCGTCCTACATGGGAAGTAAACCCAACAAGAAAAATTGATGATTTTAAGATTGCCTTTCTTACAGACCATAACGATGCTATGCAAAGATTTGCCTGCATGCCAACTTTTTCTTCTGATGCATTTTTTAAGCAGGTAGATAAAGTTAGAGCATGTATGACTACTAGAAACCCACTAGATACATTTAGAAGATTTGATGAATCATTTAAGCCAGATCCAGAAAAAATTTATTATGTTCATGCTGACCTTGCACAAAAACACGATAAATGTGCTGTTGCTATATCACATGTAGAAAAATGGGTAAACATTCAAGTTATTAACAATTATGAACAAGTTGCCCCAATAGTTGTTGTAGATGCAGTTGCTTGGTGGGAACCAAAAGTCGAAGGACCAGTCAATCTGTCGGAAGTAAAACAATGGATACAAAATCTACGTAGGCTTGGATTTAATATTGGAATGGTTTCATTTGACCGTTGGCAATCATTTGACATTCAAAATGAGTTAAACGCAGTCGGCATGAAGACTGAAACTGTTTCTGTAGCCAAAAAACATTATGAGGATATGGCAATGTTGGTATATGAAGAAAGACTTGTAATGCCTGCCATTGATTTATTATTTGAAGAACTAACTGAGTTAAAAATTATGAAAAATGATAAAGTTGATCACCCACGTAAAAAATCAAAAGATTTGGCGGATGCTGTATGTGGATCTATTTTTGGTGCGATTTCTCATACTCCAAAAATACAAAACTCTAAAGTAGAGATTCATACGTTTAGAGATAAGCCACGTCAAGTTGACACCAATGCAAGCAACGTGATACAATATAAACCTATGCCGAATGACGTAAAAGATTATTTGGATAGGTTCAATCTAATATAAAGAAATAGGAGAAAAATGAATTCATTAAAAAAGATCGCACTTGTTGTCGCTGCAGCAATGACAAGCACATTTTTTACTGTTCTTCCTCAAGCATCAGCAGCAGTGAGTAACGGATATGTATTATCTGATTCACTATCTGCAGGGGCTCGTGGTGTCACAGTATTAACAGATACAACTAAAGCAGAGGCAGGAGTTAATTCAATTGTTGCATTAACAACATCTGATACTCTTGCTGCAACAGCAGGAGACAATCTGTCTTTGGAAATTTCTGGTCCTGCTATTTTTGGTGCTTATACAGCAGCAAGTAGCAATGCAGCAACGTTGGCTCTTACTAATCTTGGTAAGACATTTACATTTACAGCAGATACAACAACTGCAGTAAATCTTCCTTCACCAGTTCTAGTAAACATTACTGGAGAGGGAACAATTACAATTACTCAGAAGAAGAAGGTTGGATCAACCACTTCTACAATTGATATTAAAACAATTTATGCAGGAACAACTGCAAAGACAAATATTTTGTCAGTAGCAGATTCATTTGTTCGTGTTCAGGATTCAGCAACAGCAGGAACATTGTCAACCAATGTTGACGTTGCAGGATCTACAGTAGTTGCAAATGAAGGAACTGGCTATGTCAATGTTCTAACAAAAGATGCTTTTGGTGCAACACTTTCAACAAGTGGAGTCCTACAAGCAACAGCAACTGGTGGTGCTATTGTTGCATGGGATGCTTCTCCATCTGTAGAAGTTTCAACCGCAGCAAAGACTGGTGTTGGTGGAGTTCTTTATGTAAAGCAAGGAACTGCAAATGCTAACAAGCCAGTTAACACAACAATTACAGTTTCATTCAATGGAACAGTTCTTGCAAGCAAGAGCATTACCTTTACAGGTCGTGCAGCATCAATTTCTGTAACAGGAGTCGATATTGCTTTGTCTGGTGGAGCACGTACAGGAACATATGACTTTGTTGTTCTAGATGCTTTAGGAAATAAGTTATCTGGAATTACTCCAACTGCTGATACCACTAAGTACACATCACAAGTTACTTCAGTTTCAGTAGGTGGAGCATCTTCATCAACTGCTGTTGCAACTGGTGGATGGACATGTGCTTCTACATCAGGCTCATCTGTTGTAAGAATTAAGCATGTTCTTTCTGATCTAACAACAATTTACTCTAATGAGTTTATTGCTGCATGTGGTCTAGGTGTAAATAAGTACACAGTATCTCTTGATAAGAACTCTTATGTTCCAGGTGAAATTGCTACATTGACAATTTCTGCAACAGATATTAATGGTGCAAAGGTTGCTGACACATCTACAGTTGGAAGTGGCGTTGCTATTTCTGGCGGTGGAATGACAGCAGTTGCTGCTCCAACATCAGCAGATACATTTGCTCAAGGAGTAAAGACATATAAGTTTACCGTTAATAATGTTAATGGTACATATAATATGATCGTAGATCTTCCAGCATACGTATCTACAGATTCTGCAAAAACAATTTCTTATAAAATTGCTGATGGTGCAATTAGCAATGCTGAGGTTCTTAATGGAATCGTAGCACTTATTGCATCTATTACAAAGCAAATTGAGCAACTTCAAATGATTGTTGCTCCTAAGAAAACAATTACATGCTATAAAGGTAAACTTGTTAAAAAGGTTACTGGCGTAGCACCAAAGTGTCCAGTAGGATACTCAACAAAGAAGTAATCTGTTCAAAGGAAGGGGGCTGGCATAACTGCTGGCCCCTTTTCATTTAATTTAAGGATGGTACAATAATATTATGGATGAAATGTTAAATGGGTCATATAATTTTATATCAAGAACAACCAATATTAATACAAAAAATTTAATTCCATTTATTAATGAACTATCGTTGGAACTGGAAAAAGAGCACACACAACTAGGGTTATTTTCTGGTGAAACATCCAATATACAATATAATCCAATTAATTTTTTTCAACATTATAATATTTTTTTATATCAAAATGAAGAACTATATGACCTTTTACAAGTAATAAAAGATATGACTATAGAAATGTGCAATCGTTTAAACATTGACTATAATAAACAAAAGTATCACGTACATGGTTGGATAAATAGATATCATGGTGAACTAAATAATGCCAAAAAAGAAAATTATCCATGGCATACTCATGGAGATGAAGAAGATCATTTTCATGGAATATTAGGTGTTGACTCAGAACCGTCTGTAACACATTATAGGATAGATGGACAAGAAATGGATTTACAGCAAATTAATGGAAGGGCAGTCTTACTTACAAATTATG